GACTGCCAAAAGTTCAAGTGCAATTGGGGATTTTTACACTGCAAGAAGAAAAGGACTTATTAAAAATAGGATGGAAACACTATGACACAGTTAACTCAAGATCAAAAAGCATTTGATAATCAAACTTTAGATTATGATCTAGGTCAGCATCCAATGCCGACTATCATTTTAGGTGAGATTCAAAAATTGTATCCCAATGCCACGTCACTGGATACACTACATGAAGTTATTCCACCGCATGATATACAACGTGTTCAAAACACTGTGAGTCATGCCTTGCTGAACACTAATTTTTATCAACACTTTGATGAAATTGTATCCGAGCATGTTGTTCCACAACTGGGCACCGATGTTCTAATTCAAAAATTTGGTAACTTACGAATCTTGATACCAAATCAAGACAAGTTTGGTGCTGTGTTGATCTTTCATCAAGGCCGTTGGGTAGGAAACGGTCTTGGACTTAGAACTGTTTGGATGCCATTCACTCCATGCTTTGAATCTAACTCAATGCAGATCATGGATCTAGACAAGAGTAGAGAGATGACCAGACAAGCCAAGCGAGAAAACTGGAGCTATGAATATCTAGACTCAACCTGTGCTGACAACAGTTGGCCAATTACATTGCAACCTGGGCAGGCGCATTTGTTCTTCCAAGAGCACATCCATGGTAATATTCCCAATCGCACTGATAAGACTCGTGTCAGTATTGATATTAGATTACTGGTCAGAGACGGTCAGCCACATCGCAAATGGCCAGGTGCGTATTTTAGAAAGTTGCATGATCGCAGTTCAGAGGCAGTGGTGTCCATTGATGAGTCCAAAGATATTGTAGTGTGTTACATGGAATACGATGGTGTCAAGACACGCAATATTGATCTGCATTTCCAGACTCTGGCAGTTCGGCATTACTGTACCAAGAAGGGATATAAGTTTCCTTATCAACACGGCGAGAATGAAGGACTAAATCATGCACATTTGAAAAGCATGATACACACTGGTAATGTCAATCATCTCATTATGTTTAGTATTTTTAGTTTACCCGATGACGATGCCTATCGCCAGGAACTATTGGAAACTGCCTTATATCGTGGATTAATCATACACTTTGCTAATGAAGAAATTGTTCTACAAACTCAGAAAGATTTGGACAACATTCAATACATACGAAACTTCACCAACGATTGGAGTTCTCCGGTTCGGCAACTAGAAGAAGAACTTAGACTTGACAAGTGATCTAAATATGTTTATAATTAACCTATAGACATCCTCGTCTATAACTCGGAGATAATATGGTATATGAAAAAATGTATTACAGTAATGATGAAGAACACCCAAATATGAAACTGCCCGCAAGTGTTAAAATTAGGCAACGACTGTTGGCAGCCAAGCAGAGATTCCACAGCAATGACAACATTGCCGACTTCATTCAGGACGGTGAGCTGGATGAACTTCAAGCCGAAGTTGCAGGCAAACTTGAAGCTGTGTTGACCAGTTTGGTGATTGATATTGATCATGATCACAACACGCAGGATACTGCCAATAGAGTTGCTAAAATGTTCATTCGTGAAACGTTTTCTGGTCGCTATCGAGAAGTGCCCAAGGTCACAACCTTTCCCAACATGGGCTATAAGAGTCTGTACACCACAGGTCCCATCAGCATACGATCTACCTGTGCTCACCACTTTCAAAACATTGTTGGCCGATGCTGGGTGGGTATTGTGCCTGACCAAGAAGTGATTGGACTTAGCAAGTTCAATAGACTTGTGCATCACATTGCCGAACGTCCACAGATTCAAGAAGAAATGACCACGCAAATTGCCGAAGCACTCAAGCAGTATGCCAAAACACCGCATATTGCTGTGTTGGTCAAAGCCGAACATCACTGCATGACCATGCGTGGGGTACGTGAACATGAATCCGATATGACCACTGCTATAATGATGGGTGCGTTCAACGATGATCCTGCACTGAAGAAAGAGTTTTATGATATTTGCCTGTCAATGAAAGGGCATGGTTAATTGATACATAGTATAGCGGGGTGATCTCGCTATACTATAGGAAATAAAAATCATGTCCACAGAAGACACCCCAGAAGAGTTTAAGAAAAAGTTAGATGCACTAAAACCCAAAAAGAAGAAGCTCGCAGTACCCGACGGTTTTTTAGAAAGTGCCAAAAGCTACGAAGGCAAACTAGAAGCTATCAAGATAATTTCTGAGCGAGAAAAGGATCGAGTTATTTTAATGTTTAAGAAGATGCTTGAACCAGAACCACCCCGGCAGCACGTAGAACCACCAGCTAAACCAGTGCCCAAACAACCCGCCAAGAAAAAAGGGATGTTTGGAAAAAAGTAGACTCAAGGAGAATAAAATGTTTGATATTACAACTAACGAAGGTTTTGTTTCATACCGTTCAGCTGAAGAAATTAACTCAGCAATGGGTCGTGTTTACGGACACATGAGTCTAGCAGTTATTGTGTCAATGTTAGTGAGTTATTTTGTGGGATCAAGCCCAGAGTTGCTTGAATTCTTTTTTACAGGTGTACTAAAGTGGATTGTAATTTTTGCGCCACTTGCAGCTATTTTTGGTGTTGCCATGGTGCTGGGAAATAATCCCAGCAAGGGTGTGGCACAGTTATGCCTACATGGCTTTGCGGCATTGATGGGATTGAGTTTTGCTATGATCTTTGCTGTGTTTACCATGGGCAGTATTGTGTCAGCATTCATGGGTGCGGCCGTATTGTTTGGTGTTATGAGCAGCTATGGTTACTTTACCAAACAGAGCCTAGACAGCATGGGCAAGTTTATGATTGTTGGATTGATTGCTATTGTTATTGCCAGTATTGTTAATATTTTTATTGGTAGTACAGTTATGCAACTGGTAATTTCGGCATTGGCCATCATTATCTTCCTTGGCCTAACTGCCTATGACACACAGAAGATCCGTGAAGAACTCAGCGTAGAGACTAGCGACAGCGCAGAAGTTCGTGGTGCGTTGACTTTGTACATGGACTTTATCAACTTGTTCTTGAATTTATTGCAACTTTTTGGAGATAGGAGATAATCATGGCAACAACAATCAGTGACAAGCTAACAAAGGTAAATGAAGCATTTACTATCAATATGTACGACAACGGATTTATGATTGAAGTTGGCGGGCGTGATGGTGACGATGAATGGAAGAATACTAAAATTATAGTACCAACAGTTGAAGAACTCTTAGTACTAGTCAAAGAAGCAGCATCAATGCCACGAGACTGATATGAAAAGTGCAGCCGAATATACTCAAGAAATTATAAGCCGAGCACAGCAAATGCGAAGCTACAAAGTTCGTTTGCGAGTTGACGATGGCTGGTTACCCATGGGTCGGGTACCGTTTGATATTCATATCAAACACGGTGTTGCCACTCTTACTGTTGTTGCAGAGAGCATGGAGTCTGCTCGTGAGCAAGCATCAGTTTATATGGAAAGCAATGACTGGTATGATTGATCTAGAACAGGCTCAACGACAAGGTGTTGCTCCTTGGGATGATGTAGTATGGGAAGACTTTCACATAGTAGTATATCGTGATCGCTATCCAGTTGCCCCAGGACATTTGCTATTTGTTCCACGATACAATAATGTGGGCATAATCAATGAGGCAGTTTATTCAGCAATAACACATGGCAACAAAATGGTTGATCAAGGTGAATGCGATGGATTCAACATTGGTATTAACTTTGGCGAGGCAGCTGGGCAAACTGTGATGTATCCACATGTACACATGATACCACGCCGTACTGGAGATTGCGAGGATCCTGTTGGCGGAGTACGCGGCGTAATCGCCGGGCAGGCCAATTACAAAAAAGAAGGTTATAAAAATCCCAATGGCTAAAGTGTACAAGAACATAGTATCTCCGGAAGATATTGCCAGTCTTAAAAATTACTTTGATCAAGAAGATGGTCCCTGGGATCATCGTCCTACTATGTCAAGCAAGCATCCTCAATGGGATGTTGACAAGTGGCCACAACAAACGGTCACTGATATTATCAACAAGTTGGCAAATTTTAATTGGGCAGTTGATGAATTAATTTTCTTTTATCAACGTTCGTATAATCAAAAAGTACATGTGGATTCACATCGTGAGTGGCCCGCTGAATGTTTGGGACCATCCTTTTTAATACCGTTGGATTTCTCCCCAAAAGCGTCAACTGTGTTTTTTGATAACTATTGGTTTGGTACCAGCACTAAGTTTTCAAGACTTGATCTCAAACAATCCATTGATCGTGCATCAAATATTTTGGGTCTAGCTCAAGGTACTATTGCTGATTACAGTCAGGTGGTTAATATAAGCGATCATCAATTTAATGAAAAAACATACCATGACTATCTAGACTACATGCCTATAGAAGATTTACACGGACTGACTGTAGAACAAATCGTTGATTGGAATCTTGGTGACGTAATTTCTTGGGATCGTACTCAACTTCATTGCAGTAGCAGTCAACACCAACATAAAAAATACCTGACTGTGTTTACCTATAATGTAGACAAAGTCCGAGAAAATCATATATAATAGTTTTTTAACAGCGGCCTTTAGAGCATTCATCCCGCTATACAAATTCTGCAAGCCTATATTAACTTATAGGAGAAAACAATGCAATCTGTTACATATAATTATACCAGTACCAAAGAATATCACAATGCCTTTCCCTGTGCCTACCGGCAATGGCGTGCTGATAGCCACTGCAATCTAATACATGGCTATGCATTCAGCATGAAGTTTTATTTTGGCACAGACGATTTAGATGTGCGCAACTGGGCTGCTGACTACGGCGGACTCAAAGAACTAAAGAAGATTTTAGAAGATCAGTTTGATCATACACTACTTGTTGCCGAAGATGATCCAGAATTGGAGACATTCCGATTGCTACAAGAGCGGAATATGGCCAAACTCACCATCCTTCCACGATTAGGCTGCGAGGGACTAGCCGATATGCTTTACAAGTATATCAATGGAGTGTATATTCCTGATATGTGGGGGGCTGGTGAAGCAGAACGTTTGTGGTGTTATCGAATTGAAGTGCGTGAAACACAAAGTAACATGGCTTTCCGCGAGGGACATAGACATTGGAACGAAGACTTATTTGTATAATATTTGAGGAATAAATGGAAAACCAGCACTCATATGAGTATGACATAGCAGTTTTATTGCCCACTCGCGGGCGCACAATAGCACTGACACGCAGTGTAATGAGTTTAATTAATCGTGTTCAAGACATATCAAAAATACAAATTATCCTGGGATTTGATGACGACGACTCAGTTGGGATCAAACACTGGGAAGAATCTTTACAACCATTGTTAGATGATCGAGGCGTACATTATACTGCAATGAGCTTTGAACCCATGGGCTATATCAGACTTAATGAATACGTTACAGAACTAGCCAAAAACAGCGATGCTGCATGGTTAATGTTTTGGAATGATGACGCTGTGATGCAAAGTCAAGGCTGGAATGTAGAGATTATGAAGTATCAAGGTCAATTCAAGTTATTGGCTGTGCATACTCATAGAGAACATCCTTATAGTATTTTTCCAATTATTCCCAGAGACTGGCTTGATATATTTGGATATATGAGTCCACATCAGATCAGTGACGCCTGGATGAGTCAAATTGCATACATGGTGGACATCCTGGAGCGTATTCCAGTGTGGGTCGAGCACGATCGTTACGATCTCACCGGCAACAATCATGATGAAACATTTAAGAATCGGCCGATGCTGGAGGGTAACCCCAACAGCCCTGAAGATTTTCACAGTGTTGAATGGTATCACCGTAGAATAGCAGACACTGAAAAAATTGCCGGTTATTTGAAATCAAAGGGCATAGATACTACTTTTTGGGAGAATGTCAAGATCAACAAACAGAATCCCTGGGAAAAACTTGACGCCAACGACATCAACAAGCAAATGTCTACAACTAAAAGAGAAGTCAATATGTTATTGGGATCAATTAATGTCCCAACTACTTGAAGAAAAAATAAAAGCATACTGGGATCGGCAGCCTTGTAACATTCGGCACAGTCAACAACCCATGGGCAGTGAGGCATACTTTGAAGAAGTCACTGCACGACGATATCGTGTGGAACCGCACATCTTGGACTTTGCACAGTTTCATCGTTGGCAAGGTCGACGAGTGTTGGAAATTGGCTGTGGTATTGGCACTGATGCTGAACAGTTTGTACGCCACGGTGCTGAATACACAGGTATTGATATCAGTGATGCCAGTTTACAAATTTGCCGTGATCGTTTTAAAACCTTAGACCTTCATGGCGAATTTTACAATGTTAATCTGTTGGACGTTGATCACATGGATCTTGGTGAGTATGATCTTGTGTACAGTTATGGTGTCATACATCACTCGCCCAACATTGCACAACACATTCAAGAGATTCACAAGTTAGTGGCGCCGGGCGGCGAGTTCCGTTTTATGGTGTATGCCAAAAACTCCTGGAAGTATGCAATGATTCAAAAGGGGCTGGATCAGTTTGAAGCACAGGCTGAATGTCCATACGCCGAAGCATTCTCTAGAGGTGAAATTTATCAGATGCTTAATGGTCAGTTTGAAATAGAACGTATTAGGCAGGATCACTGTTTTATGTATAACATACCAGCATACCGCGAAGGTCGCTATGAATTGGAACCTTGGTTCGCTGCCATGAGTGATACCATGCGTGATGCAGTAAAAGAATATCTGGGTTGG